GGCAGAAGTTGGTGTTGGTCCGGCGGAACGCGAAGATGATCCCCACCAGTCCTGTGGGATGACTGGTGAGCTGAAGATTGCCCTTGGGCTGGATGCAACGCCTTCCTGTTCCCGGTCCGGTCCGCACGGCGTCGTTTGCCGAGCGGGTGGAGCTCATGACCCCTTTGGCTCCCACCCAGGCGTTGACGTTGCCAGTGTTCACGTCGCCCGTCGTTGTCCCCCACGCGGAGGTGAGGAAGTAGTCATGGGCGGCGGTTTGCCATGCGGGAAGAATCACCACAACAATTGGGACTTCATCGGAGAGGGCAAGCTCAGAGCCCCAGACGTCGACGGCGGCGACTCGGACATACATGTTGACTCCTGCGGTCGTGACGTGCCCCGGTGAGGCGGCGACAGTGTCCACAAGGTTTGAAGGCCCTGGGGTGAATCCAGCGCTTGTTGAGGCATAGACCCGGTATTCCAGGAAGTCGTCTTCCGGAGTGTGGGTCCAGGTCACGGGATACACCGCGCCGACAGGAGTTCCGATCGTGACCGCCGTCGGAGCGACAGGCGCTGGATTGGTCCTGGTGATTTCCGCCGACAGGCTTTCTCCCCCGGCGTTGTAAGCTTTGACCTTGACCTTGAAAACGCGGGCATCGCCGGATGGCTGGTCTTCGAGGAAATCGTCGTGGGTGTAGTTGAACTGAAGGGCTGTTCCGAGTTCCACCAGGCGCAGCAGGGTTGTTCCGTCCGAAAGATAGACTTCGGCGTTGTATCCCATGGCTCCTGTCACCGCGCTCCATTTGGTGGTGCAGGTGAGTCCCGTGAAAGCGGGTTGCGGATCGAGGTAGACAACGGCCGCAGGGACGGCGATGTTGGATCCGACAATGAACTCGTTGGAGACCGTGTAGATCACATTCCCATTCAGCGCAAACGGAGCCACCCGCACTTTCACAGGACCAGGATTGACGGACAGCTGGACAGGAGGCACAGCGTAGTTTCCAACGGGATTCCACGTCAGGCCGTCATCGTAGGAGGTTTGCAGGATGTAGGAGGCTGCGCCCGGAAGCGGAGGCCAGTCAACGAAAATCTTGTCTTCAGAATCAGGCACGGCGGAAATGGTGATGGAGGCGACGGTGGGATTGGTGCGGTTGCGGATGACCTGGACAGGAATGGCCTCAACAGTTGTGGCGTCTTCCCAGTCGTAGCTCTTGGGGACGTAATTCACGCAAGTGATTTCGACGGTCTTCTCGTCCATTGGCTTGATGGAGACGACTTTGCCCAGGAAGCTCCAGAGATCGGCCACGCCGAACGCATAGAGCGGCGGAACGCGGTCGGAGGAGAAGTCCAGCGCTACTTCCGGATCGCTCGCCAGCACCACTTTGTTTGGGGCGCTTCCGCGGGTCACCGTGATCGGGCTGCCGAGGATCGCTCCGTCGTCTCCGCGGATGGCCAGCTTGTGGACGATGTTGTCGGTAGCGAAGACAACCTCCTCGGACAGCGTCATCACGTTGGTCGAAGAGTTGTAGGCCATGATCATCCCGCCTTGCCCGACGCGGATGGTGTCGTGGGCGATCGAGATCAAATCCAGGTAGGACGGGAGGTGGCCTTCAAGACCTGTCTGGAACGTCACGGTAGTCCGCTGGTATTCACGCCGGGAGAGGATATACATTCCCTCCTGGTAGGCCTTGTTGCGGTTGGTGCAGCCGGGGAATTTGATGCGGTCAAGGTTGAGGCCGTCACGTCCGGGCAGAATGCAGGTGACTTCCCGGGGCTTCCAGGTGTCGTTGTCGGTGTATTCGACGATGATCCCGTCAAACGGCTGGAACTCGAACATGCGCAGCTTCTCCACCAGTGTTCCCTTCACGATGTTGTGCTGGTTGAAGACGGCCGACGGAAGAGTCTGCGCCTTGTCCCGGACAGCGGTCACCAGGGAACCCTGTGGAATCGGAACGCAACGGCCGACGCGCATGATCATCTTGGCCGCATCCCACACGGTCATGGGCTGGTCAAACACCCAGTCGAACCATTGGTTTTTTGCTTCAAAAATCAGCGAGAGGTCATACAGCGCTTGCTTGTCCAGAAATTCCCCGCTGAGCTTCGCACCATACTCCGCTCGAAAGAGGTCACAGAAGGCCCAGGCGGGATTGCGGGTAGCGACACGGCCATCACTCCATCCGTCGACAGGGTCCCATGTGCGGAGCTTGCGGGTCACCTTGAGGTTGAACGATTTCGACGTGTTGTCGTTGAGGTTGTTGGTTGCCAGCGCGACCATCTCGACAAGCGTGACTTCCCCGAAGTTGTTGTGAAGCCGCGCATAACCTTTGACCGCTTCCCAACGCACCTGGCTTGAGACCTTGATGCTCTCGGATTTCTCGGAGATACGACGTCCCCGCACCTCGTAGCGGCCGGAAGGGACGCCGTGATTGAAGGTGATCCGCTGCGGGGTGTTGTCGGAGCGGGTGATGGTGGGGTTGACAATTTCGGTCCAGTCGCCGATCGCGCCGCCCATTTCACCGATTTCCCGATACTGGAACTCGACTTCGACTTCCTGGGACTGCAGCTTGCCTTTGCTGTCCATGCGGTAGAGCCCTTGCGGAAAGCTGACGTCGATCCCGATGCGCTTGATGGGGTTGTCCCATTCGTTCAGTGTGAACGGTCCGGACCATCCGGTGTATTCCTCCTCGTTGGGACCATAGAGCTCGATGTTGTTGACTTCGGCTGAGGTCACAACGTTCGAATGCACCAGCTCAAGGTCACCACCCGGGGAAACCACATTCAGCTGCACCTCCTCGAAGTCTCCGACCGGGGTGTCGTCCAGCTTCATGTCATGGATTTCAAAGCGTCCCTGGCCAAGGCAGAAAAGCGAATACTGGTATTGATCGTTCCCACGATATTCAGAGTAGGGCCGCGTGATGAAGGTCGGCCAGATTCTGCATTTGCCGTAGACCACTTCGACAGGCTCATTGGGCCGGAAGCGGTTTGTCTGGCCACGCAACGTGTAAACCGAATCCGGGCTCGCCGTCTGGTCCTGCGGGATCTTCGGATCGGGCATGAGAGTGACCGCCACGACAGCAACCGCGATGGCCACGATGGCGATGATCAGCGTCTCAATTCCCTGGGGAACAGTTACGAAGGCCAGGACGTCCTCGTCCTTCAGCTTTCTGGTGTCCCAGAACTTCCGAAGAATAGGCTGCCCGTTGAGCTGGCAAATCGTCGGCTGCTCAAACTCCTGGAAGTCCGGGCCGAATGCAGTGGCCAGCCACTCGCGAATGGTCTGGCCTTCCACGCCGAACGTCCTGCGGAGGTCCTTGAAAGGCTGGAAGGGGTTGCTGATGACGACGACCTGGATCATGGTTCTTGGAGTTTGTAGAATGTGAGGTTGGGCATGCCGGAACCCCGCATGGAGATCCGATTCTGGAATACGACGCCAGACTGTTCCGTCGAATGGAGGACTCCTCCGTCATCGACTTGCAGCCAGATGCCGACGTGGTGGATCAGTCTGCCGGAAGAGATGCCCACAGCGCAGAAATGCTCCGGCTCCTTGACCTTCTTCCATGTGGTCTGGGTTTCCTTCTCGATTTCTTTCACGACGCGAAGAGCCCCCATCGTTTCAATGCCAGGAAAGAAGGGCAGCAGGATTCCCCGCCGTTCCTTGTAAGCATAACGCAACAGGCCCCAGCAGTCGAACTGCTTGGGACCGTCTGCTCCGGATTTCCATCCCCTGCCGATCAAGTCGAGGCAGAAGATGGTGTCGAGGTTCTGAACGGATTTCATAAATCGGGGAAACGGTTTGAGGTGTAGAGTTCTGTCGGGAATTTGAGGTTGAGGAAATCGACGGGGTCGGCACGGCCGGAAACCTGGGCTTCCGAGATGGAGATGTCCAGCAGGAAAAGGCGCAGCGGCGGGTCCATCAGCGGTGTCTCCAGGTCCGTTGACAGATAAGGCCGGAAATACACTTCCACCGGAGCAGGTGAAGTCGCGGCGGCACGGCAGAAATCAGAGACGCGGTTGTTGGCGTTGTCCATGATCAACGTCAACTCCTGAAGCCCGCCGTCGTCGGTGGCCGGGAGCTTGAAGTCAAAAGCGCACGCCCTGAAAACAACCAGCTCGCCAGTCTCCAGGCGCATCTCACGGTGGAAGAAGCCCTGGACCAGGTAGAGAGGCTCGGACATGAAGGAGCTCCTCAGCTCGATGGTGTGGATGTGAGCCACCGAGGCGGGAGCAATCGCATAGGCTTCTTTCAGCGCTTCTTCAAGAGTCGGATTCATCTTTTTCAGGGAGTTCGAAAGGGACGACGCAGGGCCGCTTCATTTTGCGCACCATCATTCTCATGGCCGCGCCGGAGTCGTTGATCGCCCTCGTCCCTTCCTTGGTGAGGTTTTCAAGCCGTGCGGCGTGGGCGTTCATGTTGTTGATCATTTCAAGCTGAAGCTCGTTGTTGCGCTTCAACAGTTCGGCACGCTCAGCGGCGGATGCTGTCTCCCGCTCAAGACGCTCTTTCTCAAGACGCGCTCTTTCAGCGGTTGCATCATCTTCCCGCTTCTGGCGTTCCTTGTTGACAATGGCCTCGCGGGAAGCGGTCCAGCGGGCCAACAGATAGAGCAAGCCAATTCCAATGAAACCGATCCCCCACTTCTCCAGGAGACGCTCCCACAGCGGGTTGTTTTCAGAAATCGCCGTTGCCAGGAACTGGAAGCCGAGTAGTGGAAAAAGGAAGTCTTTCATTGCTCGGGCGATCATGGGTCGGGGGATCGGTTTCGCGAAGCCTAAAGCCGGGGAATTTACCAGCCAGAGGTCGCTTGGAAGTGCATGCCATCGCGGCCCCAGAAAGGTCCTGCACAAAGCCATCCCTCGCGGGAAAACGCTTCACAGATTTCCAGAGGCATGTCCGCCACAGTCGGCCAGTGGACCAGGTTGCCGTTGTCATCGGCGTCCAGGTCCACAGCAGCCCCTCGGGCGTGGAGAGATGGAAGACTTCCGTTGCGCATTGGTCGGTTGTTGTAGATCCCGCCATAGTCTTCGGCTTCTTCCATGATGTCGGGACGGTCTTCCCATCGGTCACCGATTTCATTCAAGACGCGGAGCAGGGAGTCCTTCACCTTGCGGTGGCATCTTCCCTTTGTCACCGTCTTGCCCTCATACTTGATTGGGTAAGGGAACTCAAAGACCACCAGCTGACTCTCGTCACCAGGACTCCCGTAGAAGGCTTGCAGCTCCTTCTGGCTGGTTCCAGGCCATGGGTTCGGCTTGGGAGCCAGGGAGCGAAGATACCGCTGACAGGCCTTGACCGACTTCTCGCCCCAGTGGCCGTCATCGCAGCCTTCCTGATCAGCGGGGTTGTAGAAAGGCCGGATCTTGCGCTGCATCCCCTTGATGCGCTCCGTCCGTTGTGTCGCTGTCTCGCTCATGACTTACTTGGTGGAATGGATTGGGATGCGGACAGGACGAGCAGGAGGAGTGTAGATCACCAAGCCGTCCTTGGCGCTGCTGAAGTCACCATAGGGAGACGTCACGGAAAGACCCTGGCAACCGGGCAAGAGCATGAACGCCAGGATCAGGAAAGGCAACAGGACCATGGAGACCTTGAAGCTGTCATTCTTGACGCCGTCGTCCAGGTAGTCGCCGATCAACGTGATCAACGGCTTGACAGCGGCCGCGAAAGCGGGACCGGAGACAATGAGCCACTTGGCGGTATCGGGCGGGACGATGGCGAGAAGCTGGAGGAAATCAGCGCTGCCGATGAAGGCCGCGAGGATTCCGATCAGCTGGAGGATGCGAATCAGCTGGAGACGCCACAGAGGCGGTCCGGCCGAGACGAGGGTTGCTTCAACTTGCATTGGTTCGTTTTTCATGTTGTTCGTGTTTCGGTGTTTGTATTCGGGAGATCAAGGCCAGGCGGGAAGATCCGGGACCATCTGAAAGCTGATGGTGATCCGGAGCCGGTCCGTTGTGGCTTTGGTGAATGGGGTGTTGAGTGTGACCTGGTAGAACATCGGCCCGTTGCTTGCTCCAGCGTAAGAGTAGAACTGCTTGATGCGTGTGGCTCCGGTTCCCGTTCCCGCGTTCCACGTCCAGTTGTAGGAGGAGATGAAGTCGTTGGTGTAGTCGCCGTTGACAATCACCAGGCTTGATCCGACTACGCCGCTTGCTGTCGAACCCAATGTCGTTTGAGTCACAGGAATAATGGCCTTGACATTGGCCTCGGTGAAGTAGAGGCAAGCCTGGCTGTTGTGGTATCCGGTGAGGGCGCCGTGATGAACAAACCGGACACCTGGATCACCGCCAATCAGCATAGGATCGGAAGCTGGCCCAGTAATGGCCGAGGTGATACGGGCAACACTGCTTGAAGGCATGCTCGCAATCGTGGCAAGGCCCAGGTCGTCAAAGTATGTTCCGGGGGTTTGAAGCCGGATTGTTCCTGAAGCGCCCATGGCTCCAGGATTGGCCGCATCCGTGATGGTAATGGTGTCGCTGTCAACAACCGACGCAACTGTGAACGTCCCGTTGTATCCGGCGACGGAAGCCCCGGCGATCACGACGACATCCGACACGGACAATCCGTGAGCAGTTGTGGTGTTGATGGTCATCGTTGTCGAGTTTGAACTTGCCGAAGAAATGGAGATTCTCTTCGGAATTACGCCGGAAAGCAACAGCTTGTCCCCGGCCAGGAAATGGGTGGGAGCGCTGAAAGTCACGTCCACATAGGTTCCATTGCCGACGATGGTGCTGGCGGTGTATTTCTGCGGAATGCCGGAAGACTCGGATCCGATGTTGAAAGTGTGGTCCCGGTTGGTGTGAGTATGGGTGAAGATGTAAGTCCCCTGGATCTGATCTTCCGCTTCGATCACGAACGTCGTCGGCAGCTTGATGCGGGAAGCGCCGGAAACGATCAAACTGCCCAGGGTGTAGCCGCTGGTGGCCGAATTGAAGTTGAAGGTCTTCGTGAAAGTCCGCACGCCTGTTGCCAGGTCGTCCGACCACGATCCGGTGACCGACGCGGAAGTCTGGATTGCCGATCCGAAGCGGGTGAGGGTTCCATTGGTGGTGTGCCTGCGGATCGCCTGGCCAGTGATGGTGCGGGCCGGACCTGAGACGGTGATGGAGGTGTCGCTCGCTCTTGCGGTCACATAGCAACGCTCTCCGGTCGCCCATTGGATCAGGTTGCCGATTTGAGACGGCGAAGCGGGGAAAGTCCCTGCTCCTGTGGTTCTCGTCACTGTGTTGCCGGACTGGGACCAGGTGCCTGGAAGGTCCTCATAGGATTCGTCGGTTGAGGTGTAAGTAGAAATGCCGCCCGAAGGGGCGTTCACGGTGTTGTAGGATCCTTGGAAGAACGAGTTGAACACCAGGTTGGGGATGTCCTTGTATTCCTTGACCACAACGCCTTTGCGGATGATCTGCAGACTGAGTTTGCCGGAGCAACGGCTTTCGATGTTTAGGTTCATGGGATGTCTAGTGTGAATGCTGTTGGTTTGAAGGTTTGGCCGGAGGTGTCGGCCGGGACTGTTCCAATGTCCTCAAGGACGTTGAGAAGGCTCATGGCAGGAGGCGGGAAGAACTGGCCGGAAGAGTCAGGAGGAGCGGCTCCAATATCCTCGGCAACCGAGACGAGGCTGAACGCCGTCGGCAGCATCGCCTGGCCGGAGGAGTCCAGTCCGATGGAACCAATGTCCTCAATGGTGTTGGCGAGGGTAAACGAAGGCGCAAGAATTGTTTGGCCGGAGGAATCCGATCCAATAGAACCGATGTCCAGGACATAGGGAGTCCTGGTGATCAGCACGTTGCCGAGCCCAATGATCAGCACGCCAAACTCAATCTCGAGAGACCGGATGTGGAGGTTGATCGTCTGCCCTTCATCCGGGTTGACGACAAACATCTTCCCGGCGTCTGACGAATAGATCCGGCGGTTCGCGGTGACGTTGACTCTTGGAGAGTAGAAGACAGGATAGGGCCGCTCGTTTTCCGGTGTTTCGGTCTGGTCCGTGATCCGCTCAACCTGTGCGTTGACAACAAAGCGGTTCACCCCTGTGTAGGCTTCGGTGTAAGAGCCCCCGACAAAACGGACAGGCACTTCCAGGAACAGTCCGTCGACAGGCAAAGTCAGCAGGAACGTCTTGCCTCCGGAACGCAGGGTTGTGAAGAAGAAATTCTGGAACTCATGGAGCTCTTCAATGCTGAATTCCCATTGCACGCGGTAGGTCTTGATCGCCGTCAAGAACTTGGCCCATTGGCGTGAATGCCCGGACTCCATTTCGAGGCGGGAGTTCGGCCTGGTCGCGGCCATCTGGAATGCCGAATTGACGTTCGGGAGCGCGCCTGGGAAATGGATGATTTCGTCCGGCGGAATTGGGTCGACGTCCTGGCTTGTGATCAGCACCTCGCCCGCTCCGTTCTGCTGGATTCCGAAGTGGATCCAGGAAGCCTTGGACGTGGGCGGGAAGATCCGCAACGTTGTGGTGTTGCCGGAAGAGGGGTTGGTGACCAGTCTGGCGTTGCGGTGTGACAACGTTAGGGCCTGGCTTGTCATCGGATCGATTTCAAGACGCTTCCAGACTGGGACAGCCGGAGTCCTGTTTGACGGAGCGGACTCGACAATGAGCTGCTCGATTGTGGCCGACACCGAGAACCACAAAGCACCATCGTGGGAGACGTCGTAGTTGCCTCCCACGAACCGGACCGGAACAGTCTGGATTTCCCCGTCGTTGGCCAAGGTCATGCCGAAGACCAGACAGCCTCCTGCGAGGTCATTGGCGAACCAGTTCTCGAACACCAGCAGCTCGGCCTCCGAGAGCCGCCAGGTCGTCCTGGTGGTCCGTTTGGCCGTAGCAAACCGACCTTCTTGCTCGACAAGGCCCGTCTGGAGGCTCGTGCGAATCACAGGAGTCTCCATTTCGCCGTCCAGAGACGTCGTTGGGAGCGGAAGGTTTTCAGGGTAGTCGATCATTTGCCTCGGCCAATGTTGTATCGTTTCTCGAGAGCTTTGGAAATTGAATTGCCCCCTTTCTCGATTTTCTCAGCAACGCGGTCGGTGGCCTGGCCGACGATGAACTCAATGAGCTCCTTGTCCCCATCCTTGGTCCTGCGCTCGGTGATCTTCTCCCCGGTGTTGTTGATGATCGAGATGTTGACTTCCGCCTTGCCTGAGTCCTTGGTCCCGCCCATCATTCCGGCGGTTGTCCTGGCCGACGTCACCATTGCGGGACCTTGCACGAGCTCGGCTCCGGCTTCACCAACAATGCCGAGCTTGCCGGAGGGGATCATACCACCGTGCTCGTAGGCTCCGACGTTCTCGTCCTGGTTCTTGATGGCAGCGATATTGACCGCTCCAGCAGCAAGCGCTGCTCCAGCAGCGATCGGAGCGGCGATCCATCCGACGTATGGAATGGCAGCGGCCGACGCATAAGCGCTGGTGGCCGACTCATACATCTTGACGGTCGCCTGGACGATGGCAAGGGCTTTCGCGGCCTTGGCTCCCTTCTTGCCGAAAGCAGCGGCAATCGTGGATAGGTTGCCGAAGAGATCAGCCACGCCGGACACCATCAGGCGGTTGCGCTCAAGCTCCATCTGTCGTTGCATGTTGGTGTATTGGGATCCGGTCTTGACCTGCAGCGCTTGTTTCTGTTCCTCGGTGAGCTCGGTGGCCTCGAGGATCGCTTCACGGCGTCGGTCATAGGACTTCTTGAGCTCCTCCTCTTCCTTCAGCAAGCGGTCAAACTCGGATTCGCCGTAGCCAGCGCCACTGAGCTCGGGAAGGCTGTCCTCCAGTTTGGAAAGCGAGGTTGCCGGGATTCCCAAAGCACCTCCACCACCGCCTCCACCACCCTT